GTATTGCCATCTTGAGTTGGTCTGCTGCTCTTCTAACAGCATCATACGCAGGTCTCTTAGCTAAAATGGATCCAACATTTATTGCTACCGTGTTCACTGCTTCAGCAGCAACGTTTGGTATTAACACCATGAAGAAGGACGGACCAGAAGATGCCAGAAATCCCGAACCTCCAATCACTACAGTTGAACCAACCCCAGAACCAGAGTATCCAACTGCAACAGCAGAACCAGTTGCCATTGCTGAGTCAAGCGAAGGTTGCCCTACCTGTGGTTCAGGAACTGCCGAAGACGATAATTCCGTACCAGTCGGTAGGGTCTGATATACCAAGACCAGTAACATCGGGTCTTGAACTTCCTGTTGTGGATGTACCAAGACCCGCTGTTCCATATCCTGTGATTAATGTACCTACACAGGAAGAATTTGATGCTGCAGTAAAAGCAGAAAAAGAAAAAAATCAACCTCAAGAACAACAAAAGAGTAGGGGAATGCCAGATACCTCCCCTCCTCAACTGCCACAACTTGTTCAAACCCCCCCTGCTCAAAAGGCAATAGCAGAAATACCAGCAGACAAACCATCAATCAATATTGCTGGACTTAATATAGATTTACCAGATCCTTCTGTGGTTGCTACAGCAGGCGCTGTGGCGGTTGTAACTACCGCTGCCACTGTGGCATCTACAGCGGTTTTTAATGCCCTTAAGAACGCTGCTGAACCCATGATAAGAGAGGCAGCAAAAAATAAATTTAAAATTAAAATTAAAAGTGTCAAACCAGTGTTACATTATGTCATGACTGAGGCTGGTCATGTAGATATTTTTGAATACTCTTCTGATGGTACTAGATTAATTGATCAAACAGATAATGTAGAACAATACATTCGTGATCAGGTAGATACTAATGCTTTATATGAGATAGAGAATAAAATTATTATTGATGATGTAATCACAGATAGATTTACAAAAGAAGGGCAAAAGAGATTTAAACCTCTATTTGCCCCTGCTAAAAAAATTGCTAAAAAATTATCGTCTAAGTTATCTTTCTAATCTCTTTGTCTCCAGTCTTCTGGTTTGTCTTGTTTAAACCAGTCAACAATCTCATCAATATCGTTGAATCCACTGACACCTTTTGCTTCGTGTCCAATACCACCGATGTCAAGTTGATTCAAAAAATCATCCATATCTCCCTCCCTCATGTTAGGATTAGCGGCAGTTCTTCTTGCTTGTCTGAGTATAGTAGCAGCAGAACGATTAGCAGCAGCAAGTTTCTCTGCCCAAATCATATCTGATAATTCTACTGCTTCTCCTGTTACAATCTTATCACAAATAGCCTGAAGTCTCAGGCGATACTGAGTAGAGAGCATATTATATAATTGGTATATTACCTATATTTAGTGTGGATATGCGTGTGTTATCCCCCAATAGATGAATAATCCCATTGATGTAAACAAACATAACGATTTAAATAATAAAGATGTCATAACATGTGCTCCTTATATTCTTGATATAATCTTCTAACATCTCTATCTACTTCTTCTAAACTTGCCAAGGATCCTTGGTATCCTTGACTGATAAGATAGTCAACAAACTCGTAGACATGAGAGTGTACTGGTATTCCTAATCTAACTACAGATGACATGAGAAAGTGTCTTTTCTGCCATTTGTCATCTCGTTCTCTCCAATCAAATGGTTCAGTGCTTACGTGGCTCATCTTTCATTTCCTCGTGTGCTAAGCGTAAAATATAATAAATGCAATATAATGTGAATAATAATCCAGAACCTAAAATAGTCATAACTCCCCAGGGAAAGTTATTCATAATCGTCTTCGTATGTACATGGTTCTTCAAAGAGTTCATCCATTTTTTGTTGGAGAATTCTTTCTTGTAGTTCTTGTAAATCTTCTTCTGTTAAAACAATCATTTGTCTTTAAGTATGTCTTCTATTCTTTTACGCATGTTTGTGCTATCTTGTTTCATATAGTCACGAAGAGAATAACCACGTTGATTTCTTAAGATACATGTTCCTTGATAGAACATGGTGGCAGCGAACACTAGGAGGAATACAACTCCTATTATTTCAGGGTAATGTTCAACCATGGTAGTAAAGGAGGAATGACACCAATGAGTCTTAGTAATCCTTCAGCAAATAAACTAAGGACTACCCAACCAACACACATAGAAATAATCGAAGCATTCCGATTGTGCTTTCGTATAGCAGCATCAATCATCTCCTGACATTCTTTTTTTGTTACCAGATGTTCTGGTTCTAATTTATCCATTCTATGAGCCACAATGTTTGCCCATTATAGAAATATATATTAAAAAAGCAACCATTTCTGGTTGCAAATGTTTAGGAATCAAGATTATTTTTTTCGTTTAGCATCTAGTTCAGCAAAGTTCTTGACCTTAGTTCCACCATCATAGGACCAAGCATAACCTTCAGCAATCAGTTGATTGTTAAGCGAGGTTGTTTCGCCATTGATAAATAGATGACCGATGATACGACCATACTTCTCGGTGCTATCTGGTAGTTCTGTTTTGATAATAATGTCGTGAGCATTTTCAAGATGGTGTTTTAACCATTCTTTTGCTTCGAGTCCGTATTTCTTTTCGTGCTCGTCGGATGTTCTGGATTCAGGAGTGTCCACACCAGCAAGACGGATACGTTTAGTAAGGCTAATATCAAAGCCCAAATCGATATCAGCATCTATTGTATCTCCATCAACTACTTTATGTACTTCTCTAATTCTATAGAGGTAAGGATCTTTTTCGTTCATTAGAAAGGTAACTTGAACTTCTCAGTATTTAGTTTAGGAATAGGTAGTTTTTCAAAAGCTTTGCTGACCTGCTTCTCTACAACAGCACCAACAAACTCTTCTGGGTTATCTAAAATCTTTTGTGCTTTCTGATATGTCATGTAAGCACCGTAGCATAGTGCTCCACTGATTGCTAAACTTGTAACTGATAATGCTAATGCTAACTGTTTCATTGTTCTTCTTTTGGTTGGTGATTTTTCATACCATCATGATTACCATCATTAGGTAAGGTTCCGTATTGAATATAATGTACTACTTGAATAGATCCTTCTAGTCTTGTCAAATCTTTTTTAATTTTTTTATATTCTTCTACGTATTCTTCTAGTTCAGCAAGTCTTGCTGACAGTTGCATAGTTCTTTTAGTAAATCTTTCTAGCAACTGTTCGTTTGATTCTACGGGTTTCATTGTTCTACCTCAATAATTATCATGGCATCTTCATAGACACCTGTTGTATCTGATTTTGTTAAGGCATCTTTTTTCTTATCGAATCTTTTTGCCTTTGAGATATCCATTGTCCACTTAGGGGAATCATTTTCATTGTCCTGAAAATATGTATACCCACCAAATACTTCTCTTGCTGCTACGTATTTCATTCGTTCCACCATCCTTCTTCTTTATGTATCCAAACTTTTAAATCTTTTACATATTTTCTTAATAGTTGTGCTTGTTCCTCATGCCAATAATCACCTGTCTTCATATGAAGGCGAGTGTGATTGTCTATGGCTTTGAGTATTTGATGGATTGGAGCATTCCAACACTCCCTAACAGGGGTGTTCCATTCTCTTGGCACGGTATTACAAGCGAGTGAACTTCATTGTAGCGAAGATAATCAATCTGACAACTATCAGGGCCAATTTGCATATAACCAACAATAGCAAAAGCAATCATCTCAATCATTTTTTCTTGCCGCCATTCTTTGCTTTTTTCGCTGTGGCATTACCTTGATTTTGCTTTGGTTTTTTGGCTTGACCGCCACCGCTGCCCTTATTTTTTGACTTCGCCATTTACTTTAGGTGTAGGTAACATACTATTTATCTGAGGATATCTTACAACTACATCAGAACATATCTTAGCGTAGGGAGAATCTGGATGGAATGTAATACCAGATTTGATTGCTTCTCCACATTTTAATAATCTCACAAGTTCAAAGTCAAGTCTTGCTTTGTCTGTTTCTGCTTGCTGGCGTTTAGTTTCTACTCTTGCTCGTTCTTTACAAAGTTCGGATAAACTTCCATCCAAAGGAAAGTTGAATCCCATACTGACACCACCATTACCAGAAAAAGTTTGATAAGTTGTTGGGTCTTTACTGCCATTCATATTGCCCAATACAAACGGAGCAATACTCATAGTGGGCCCTTGACAACTAACCCCTGATCCGTAGGTATTAACAGCATACGGCCCTTGGAGGACTTGAACAGCTTGATTAGTAACGTTTCCTGTAGCAGAAGCACTAGGACCAGCAATGTTAGTATTACTAGGAGCTGTTTGAGCCAACACTGGCGATACATATAACCCTATTGTGTAAAGACAGATGTAGAGTTTGTTGTAGATTGAGTTTCTGTGTTTCGATCTATCCATGTTTCTTTTGCCACTCCAGGTCCGAGATAAGTTTCCGAGAACTGGAACGGAGCACCTTGAGTTTGGATAGTATAATTTGCTCCCTGTTGAGGAGTGCCAGGAATGTTAATATTAGTTCCAGTCACAGTGTATGATGTGCCAGTAGTATATTCAATCTGATGAATAGTTTCTACTATTTTGGTAGTTGATTCTGTGGTTGCCGTAATGGTGCCTCTGGTAAAATTAGGCACAACCTGTTCAGCTAGGGCAGGACAAGATGACCCTAGCAGGAGCAACCCTGCTAGGAGATATCTCATTTGAATACGCTCAACTCGATTGTTCTTTGACCAGTTGCTGTAGTTCCAGCACCACCAGCTGTTACAGTAGGAACACCTGTAGGTGATAGTGTACCAGCGAGAGAACCTTTGTCTCCTGCTAACTGAGTAACACTATCCC